TGGGGCTGAGCTGATATCGCAAATCGAAAGCAGGAAAACGCCCTGGTCGATCAAGATTTGCGCTATGGTCGGAGGAGCTAAGGCGTCCAAGAAATACGAACGATCTGAGTGGGACAAGAAGGTCAACGTATGGCTCAGTTCTTTGAGACACCGCTCAAACCGCAGGCAATCACTTACCGCTGACGAAAAGAAAAAACCATGCGTCCGAGGCGACTGGGAGCAATCAATCGATTTTCTTCTCAAGCAAAGCTACCGCATTGAAAGAAAGACAGAGCTAAGAGAATCCGACGAATGGCGATTGTGGTCTGAGACTGTGGCAGCAAACCATCGAACAAAGGAGAGGCGACGTGGGGAGGCATCAATCACTAACTTCCAAGAGCCTTCGAGAAAAGCTAGAGTGCCAGCAGTACAAGTGTGCTTTGACTGGCATCGATCTGACCCCGTCTCTGTCGTCGCTTGACCACATCAATCCAAGAGTACTCGGCGGTGACAACGGCATTGATAACGTGCAGGTTGTGCTTCCCGCTATCAACCGCGCAAAGGGCACGATGACCCAAGAGCAATTCGTTTCCATGTGCCACGCAGTATCAAGGGCAAACGCCGATTGCCACGATGACTCATGGGTGGAATGGACAGGGCACGGGCTTAGTGGTCGCCCTTCATCGAAGGTTCTTCCGGGCCGTTGAGGGCGGTCGGGGCACTGCGATCCGCCCATTTTGCACACTGTTTTTCCTGCCTGAGCGAGATTCGCTCGGTCCGCCTGAAACGCCATGACAAACAAAGGCGACGCCGGCTACCAGCAGCACAAGGAAGCCGTCAATCGGCGTTCTCGTGAAGGCGGGAAGAACGTCCGCGACATCGGCGATCTTCCGCCGGTGGCAAACACGTTTCGACGCGAAGAGTGCCGGCTGACCTTCCGCCGGTTTTGCGAAACGTACGGCGAGGAGTCGTTCCCGTTGCAATGGTCGGACGACCACCTGAAGGCGATCGGCAAGATCGAGTCGGCCGTTCTTCAAGGTCTTCTCTTTGCCATCGCAATGGCGAGAGGCAGCGGCAAGACAACGCTGCTTGAGTGGGCATGCCTCTGGTGCCTCTGCTATGGGCACCGGGCTTTCCTGATGCTGATCGGTGCCGACATGAACAAGGCATCGCAGATGCTCGACACGCTGAAGTCGCAGATCGAGAACAACGACTTGCTGCTCGAGGACTTCCCCGAAGTCTGCTTTCCGGTCCGGGCTTTGGAGCGAATCTCGCAGCGGGCGAAGGGGCAGACGTACCAGGGCAAGCCAACGCACATCGGGTGGACAGCCGACGAGATCACGCTGCCGTGGATTCCGGGGGCACCGTCGGCCGGAGCTGCTGTGCGAGTTGCCGGGATCACGGGCAACATCCGAGGGAGCAAACACTCCCGCCCGGACGGAACGTCTATTCGTCCGTCGCTCGTTCTGATCGACGATCCGCAGACGGACGAGAGTAGCTCCAGCCCGTCGCAGGTGGCATCCCGCGAGAAGGTGTTGGCGCAGGCAATCCTCGGTCTTGCCGGCCCTGGGAAGAAGATCGCCGGCCTTGCTGCCATCACCGTCATCAAGCCCGATGACCTAGCCGACAGGCTTCTCGACAGGCACCGCCACCCGACTTGGCAGGGCGAGCGAATGAAGCTCGTCTACGAGTGGCCGACGGCCGAGGAACTGTGGGGGCAGTACGCGGAACTTCGCCGGGACGGACAGCGCCACGAGCGTGGCACGGGCGAGGCCGACGAGTTCTACCGGCTCCGCCAGGCGGAGATGGACGCCGGCTCGCGGGTGGCTTGGCCCGCCCGAAAGAACGAAGACGAAATCTCTGCCATCCAGCATGCGTGGAACCTGCGGATCGACCGAGGCGAGAGCGCGTTCAACGCCGAGTATCAGAACCAGCCGATCGCCGACGACATTGCGAGCGACAAGCTCGACAAGAGGGCTCTGGCGTTGCGGGCCGAGAACATAGAGCGGGGCGTGGTTCCCGCCGGCCACAACACGCTGACGGCGTTCTGCGATCTTCAGGACAAGCTGCTGTTCTGGCTTGTGGCGTCATGGTCAGACACCTTTGGCGGGCATGTCGTCGCATACGGCACCTACCCTGACCAAGCGTCATCGTTCTTTGAGGCGCGGCACGCGAAGCGGACGTTGGGCAGCGTTCAGAAGGGTGCCAGCCAGGAGGCGGCGTGGCGTGCCGGCCTGGACAAAGTCGCCACCGATCTTCTGTCGCGCGACTTCCGCCGCCAGGACGGAACGCTGATGCAGATTCAGCGGATGCTGTTCGACGCCAACTACGGAAGATCAACGCAGGTGGTCCGGAACTTCTGCTTGAAGTCTCCCTTCTCGGCAAGGATTTTCCCGAGCCACGGCAAAGGCGTTCCAGCGTCGTCGCGTCCCCTGAACGATTCCAAGGGGCAGAGGGGCGATCGGCTGGGCTTGAACTGGCGGACAGGGAAGCTCTCAAACACGAATCAACTGTCCGCGATCTACGATACCAACTCTTGGAAGTCATTCGTGTCGGCAAGGCTCCGGCTGCATGTGGGGGACAAGGAGGCGATTACGTTCCACGCCGGCGAGCACGATCTGCTGCTTGAGCACCTCACAGCGGAGTTCCCGGTTCAGTCGGAATCGAAGCACACGGGGCGCGTCGTGGACGAATGGAAAGAGCGGCCGGGGGCCGATAACCATTGGTTCGACTGCCTCGTCGGGGCCGCAGTCGCGGCGTCCATCGCCGGCGTGGTCCCGGCATCTTCGGAGTCTGGGGCGCGGCAACGCCGCAAGGTGGAGATCCCCGCCGGCCCTGACGGCAAGCGGGTGATCGTCACCAAGCGCCACAAGGCGTAGCCACACCCCCTCCGAGTTCTCGCCGCCGTCACGCATTGTGAACGGCATGAGCGACGAACTTGCCAGCAAGATCGACACGGTGGCCCAGGGGCCGGCGTCTGTCCGCACCGACGCGGGCGAAGTCACGGCGCAATCGATCCCCGACATGATCGAGGCGGACAAGTACCTCGCCGGTCGGAACGCTACAGCCGCCGGCAACGCTCACCGCGGGCTCCGCTTCAACAAGATCATTCCTCCGGGGACCGTCTGAATGGCGAAGCGCACCGCACCGAAGGCGCGAGCAAGCCGCAAGGCACCGGCTCCCCGTGCGCCCCGGCAGGTGACAGTTGTCAAGCAGACCGTCCGCGCCCGCTACGACGCCGCCCAGACGAGTGACGACGCCCGGCACTGGGCCAACGCTGACGCCCTCTCGGCTAACGCCGCTCTGTCGCCGGAAGTGCGGCGGATCATCCGCAATCGAGCCCGGTACGAGCGGGCCAACAACAGCTACATCCACGGGATCTGCGTCACCAAGAGTAACGACCTCATCGGCACCGGGCCGCGGGTGTTGCTCGACACCGGCTACCCCGATGCGGATCGCTCTATCGGCCGGGCGTGGTTTGATTGGTCGTGGTCTATCCGCCTGGCGGACAAGCTCCGCATCGCCACCGAGGCGAAGACGTGTGACGGCGAGTCGTTCGGCTGGATGTTCACGAACCGCCGACGTGACCCGCGGTCCGTGCAGCTCGACATCCGGCTCGTCGAGGCCGATCAAGTCAACTCGCCGGCGTTCGACTACGTGCAGACCGTTGCCCCTGACGGGTCGCTCGTGGACGGCATTGAACTGGACGCCGACGGCAACGTCATCGCGTACCACGTCCTGCGGGGCCACCCCGGCAGCAACTACCTCATCGGCATCAACGAGTACGACCGCGTGCCGGCGGAAGAGATGCTGCACTGGTTCCGGGCCACCCGGCCCGGCCAGCACCGCGGCGTCTCGGAGTTGGCGTGTTGCCTGCGGCTGACGGCGAACATGCGGCGGTACACGGAAGCGGTCATCCGCGCCGCGGAGATCGCCGCCGACCTCGCGGCGTTTGTGCATTCCAACTCGCCGGCCGCCCAGGTGGACGAAGTCGATCCGTTTGCCGCGATTGAGATCGAAAAGGGGACGCTGACGACGTTGCCGGAGGGGTGGGATATTTCCCAACTTAAGGCCGAACAGCCCACCAACACGCACCAAGCCTTCACGCGAACGCTGCTCGGCGAGATCGCCCGCGGCGTGAACTTGCCGTATCACAAGGCCGCGTTCGACGCCAGTTCCTACAACTATTCCTCCGCTCGCCTTGACGGTCAGCTTCACGATCAGAACGTCCGCGTAGACCGCGACGAACTCGAGCGGGGATGGCTGGACCGAATCTTCCGCGCGTGGCTCGACGAAGCTCTGCTGGTCCCCGGTTTGATCCCCAACAACCTTCCGGCGGCCAGCCTCTGGAATTGGTCGTGGGTGTGGGACGGCCGCGAGGGTATCGACCCGAACAAAGAGGCGAACGCCGCCGAGACAAGGTTGGCGTCGCTCACGACCTCGCTGGCAGACGAGTACGCCAAGCAAGGCAAGCAATGGGACGTGCAACTTCGGCAGATCGCTGCCGAACGGCAGCTCATGGCCGAACTGAATCTCACGCTCGGCGAGCGTCCGTCGCAACTCGTGGTCCCCGATCCCACGCAAGGAGGCAGCGCATGAGCAACCTTCTGCTCCGGGCCAGCGTCAAGTTTGTCCGCGCCGACGACCAAGGCGAAGGGCTCACCACGCCCCGGATTCCGAAGTTCTCGATGCTGGGCTACACGGGCGGCATCATTCGCCAGTCGTGGAGCCGCGAGCCGGTCGTGATCGATCTCGCCGGCATGAGTGTGCCGTCGGTGATCCCCATCGTATTCGGGCACGACTACGCCCTTGAGTCGGTCCTAGGGCAAGGGTCCGGCTCTGTTGGCAGCCAGCAGCTCCTGATCGACGGCGCGATTCTGTCGAAGAACGAAAGAGCCGCGCAGGTCGTCCAGCTCGGCGACGACGGCTACCAGTGGCAGGCCAGCGTCGGAGCAGACGTTGACGAGGAATACCTCGTGGCCGCCGGCGACACCGCACAAGTCAACGGGCAGACCTTTGAAGGTCCGGTCCGAATCGTAAAGCGCTCCACGTTGCGGGAGTGTTCGTTTGTAACCCTCGGGGCCGACGCAGCGACGGCCGTCACCATCACCGCGAAAGCGGGGGAGTCTCCTATGTCCCAAGACGAGACGAAGGCCGCCGACGCGATGCCGACGGGGCCGGTCCAGAGCGAAGAGCACGGCGGGCCGATGCCCACCGGGCCGAGCGACGTGGCGAGCGCCGCGCCGAAGGTCGATGTCGCCGCGATCCGTGCGGCGGCTGTGGCTGAGATCAAGGAGGAGGTCACCAAGGCTGTGAAGGCTGAACTTCTCGACGGGCTCCGCGCCGGCCGCGGCGTGGCGATCCATGCCAGCAAGCCGGCCCTCGACGACGACAAGGTCACCATCGCCGCCATGCAGATGGTCGGCGGGCTCGGCAAGCAGGTCGAGGCGCAGCACGGCGATTCGCCGATGGTCGAGGCCGCTGCCAAGCGGTCCCGCACGATCGGCCTGCAGGACGTGCTTCTCAGCGCGGCTCGCAAGGGCGGCTACGACGGGGCTCAGAAGGTCAACGCATCGAATGTGGCGGTGGTGCTGCGGGCGGCTTTCGCTACCCACAACATCTCCAACATCCTCGCCGCGACCTACGGCAAGTACCTGCTCTCCGGTTTCGAGGCCGTCGAATCGGTGTGGGAGCAGATCAGCCTCGTTCGGCCGCTGAACGATCTGAAGGCCGCGACGGGCGTCAGGCTCGACGGCGGGTTCGTGTTCGACGAAGTGGGCAACGACGGGAAGCTCAAGTCGGCTGATGCCGGCGACGCGGCCCGCACGCTCCAGGCGAAGACCTACGGCCGGATGTCGTCCATCACGCGGACCGACATCATCAACGACGACCTCGGGGCTCTGACGGCGGTTCCCCGCCGGCTCGGTCGCGGTGCCGCGCTGAAGTTCAACCAGGTGTTCTGGGCGGCGTTTGAAGCGTCGAACTCGAGCTACTTCCAGGGTGCCACGGCCGGTGCCGGCAACGCCCTGGCGATCGGCTCGGTCGAGACGGCTTACGGTGCGTATCGGTCGCTCACCGATCCGGACGGGGCTCCCCTCGGCATCACGCCGAAGATCCTCCTCGTGCCGGTGGGACTGCGGATCACTGCGGACAAGATCCAAACCGGCAACACGCTCCTCGCGTCGTCGCTCGGCTCGACCTCGTCCAAGGTGCTCGAGCCCCAAGCGAACGTGCTCGCCGGGAAGTTCACGATCGTCGATTCGGCCTACCTGACCTCGTCTTCGACGTGGTGGCTGGCGGCCGACCCGGCGGACCTCCCGACGATGGAAGTTGGGTTCCTCAACGGTCAGCGTCAGCCGACCGTCGAGCAGGCCGAGGCCGACTTCGACACGCTCGGGATTCAGGTTCGCGGCTACTTCGATTTCGGCGTGAGCAAGGCCGAGAGCCGCGCTTGCTACCGCATGGCGACTGCCTGATCCGCGTCAACGTAAACAGCACCCGTGGGCCGGGCACAGCTCCCGGCCCACGGGGTGACGTTCCACCAAACACCACCCAACGAGGTTCCGAATCATGGCGACGTTCAAGAGCGATTCCGGCGTGTGGGACTACACGCCAAGCACCGCGAAGGCGGTCGGCGATGTGGTCATTCTCGGCAAGGTCGTCGGCGTCGTCTGCCGGCCGATCGCTGCCAACGCGAAGGGCGCGGTCACCACGAAGGGTGTATTCACCTTCGACAAGGTCACCGGCGGCGCTCTCACCGCCGGTGCCGTGGCCTATCTGCACTCTAACCTGAAGGTCACGGGCTCCGCGACCACGACCGGCATCGCCGGCCTCGTGGCTGTCGATGCCGCGGCCGGCGACACGACCGTCGATGTCGAGCTGAACGGCGGTTCGATGTTCGACCTGAACGCTACCGGCCCTGCCTGACGCTGATTCATCCCGCAAGCCGCCGGCGGTCGCCTCTCCTCGGGCACCGCCGGCGGTCTTGTGTTTCGGAGGTGACCGATGGCCGACATGCTTTCCGACGGTGCCGCGTGGCTCGCCGACCAGTTCGCTGCGTCGGCGTCGCTCACCGTGGCATACAAGCGGGGCGCGAACTCGTCGCAGTTCGTCGCCACGATCGGAAAAAGCATGTTCGAGTCGTCGGGCCAGAACGGCGTGACGGAGCAGTGGGAGAGCAGGGACTACATCGTGAAGACGGCCGACCTGCCGTACGGCGAGCCGCTGCGGGGCGATTTAATCGTTGAGGACATCGGCGGCGTGTCGGTGTTCTACGAGGTGGCCGCACCTCGAGGCGTGCCGCTGTTTCACTACGGCGACGCCTTTCAGCATTTGGTCCGCGTCCACACGAAGCGGACGGACAAGGATCAGACGTACATCATCACCGACCAGGGCGAAGAGATCGTCGTGCCGCTGACCGCTCAAGGGTAACAGCATGCCTCTCTTCAAAAGAGTCGATCAACTGCCCGCGGCGACCGGCGTTACCGGCTCAGACTTTCTGATTCTCTCGCGGCCGTCCGGCCCGACGGGCACGGTTGGCACTCGAGCGGCGACGCTCTCGCAGCTTCTGACGTTTCTCAACACCAACGGCGGCGCTACCGGCCCGACGGGTGCAACCGGGGCCGCGGGAGCCGCGTCCACGGTCACCGGGCCGACGGGCGTGCCGGGCAGCAACGGGGCAGCAGGAAGCAACGGAAGTGCCGGGGCCACGGGGCCGACGGGCGCGGCGGGGGCCGCGGGCAGCAACGGCAGCGCCGGGGCCGATGGCCCGACCGGCCCGACCGGAAGTCCCGGTGCCGCCGGCAGCAACGGTGCCGCCGGCAGCAACGGCGCGGCCGGGGCCACCGGCCCGACCGGCCCCACGGGCATCGTCTTTTCGTACGGCACGGCCTACCCCACGGGCGGCAATGCGGGTGATCTGTACCTCCGGCACTCGTGAGGATTGCGATGAACTTGTCCGCTCTCGCCGCCAAGATCCGCGAGCCGCAATACGCCGGCATGGGCGACCAACTCCTGGCCGACGCGGTCAACGGGCTCCGCGTCTCCGTCCGTCGCCCGGTGCCGACGTGGCAAGTCCGGCAGACAGCAATCGAGGGCGGGTACTGGCCCGCGCTCGTCGAGGCGCGGGAGTCGCCCACGCCTGCCGTCCGCGCTCTGGCGATCACCGTTCTCGCCTGGATCGACGATCAGTCAGGCACGATCCAGAGCGTCGATATGGACCGGCCCGCGGTGGTCGGCATGCGGGCCGCGCTCGTCCAGGCGGGCATTTGCTCGCAGCCCCAGGCCGACGCGCTGTCGGCTCTGGCCGATGCGTCGATCCCGTGGACGGAATCTGTCGGGCTGCCGGAGATCGGCGTGGGGCTTATCATCAACGCTCGGAGATCGATCAATGGCTGATCTAAAGCTGGCATACGGCACCGCATCCGATCTCACGATCACGCTCGCGTCGATGGCCACCGACACGAACCTCCTCACGGGGCGCGAGTCGGCAACCATCGACAATACGACCGCTCTCGTCCTTGACTATTTGGTGTCGGGCAAGATCACCGCGGGCACCTCGCCAACGGCTGCACGGTCAATCGAAGTGTGGGCTGTTGGGTCGTGGGACGGAACCAACTGGCCCGACGTTTTCGACGGCACCGAGTCCGCTGAGACGATCACCAGTGCCGACATCAAGGCCAGCGTCTGCCGGTTCGTCGCTGCGATGGCGACGGCAAACACCAGCGACCGCGTCTACCATTTTGGCCCGGTGTCGCTCGCCGCTGCGTTTGGGGGCGTGCTGCCGCCGAAGGTCGTGTTGTTCATCACGCACTCGACCGGCGTAGCGCTCAACAGCACCTCCGGGAATCACCAGATTCGGCTCCAGCCCGTCTATCAAACCATCAACTGATGCCACGCCACGAATACCCATCACTGCGCGAGGGCCTCGTCGGCGCGTGGTGCCCGTCGCTCGGGGCAAGCGGTCTGTCGTTGATCGACAGGAGCGGGCGAAACGCGCACGGCACGTTGACCAACATGGGTGGCCAGACCTCGTGGCAGCCCGTGGCTGGTGCGCCGGCGGTAACGCTCGACGGCACGAATGATTTTTCTTTGTCGTCTGATCGCACGGGGCTTGCCGGAAACGTGCCTTGGTCTGTGGCGTTCTGGTTGTACAGCAGCGCTACAAGCGGCACCGTGATCTACTCCGGCGGTGGATCAGCGGCTGGGCTCGGCATTCTCGTTCGATTGGGCAGCTCGGGAAGCATGAGCTATTCCGGCGGAACAACGAATTGCACAATCGGCAATGCGTTCGATTCAGGGAAATGGACGCATGGCGTGTTTGTTTACCCAGGAACCGTCATCCGCGAAACGATCTACTACAAGAATGGAGTGCGACTCGGAACCGTCTCCGAAAGCCCGGCGAATGCTGCAAACGTGGCGGCGAACTACGTGCGACAGTCTGTGTGGCTCGGATCGCTTTCCGGTACAGGGCAATTCCTCAACGGTTCGCTCGACGACGTGCGCCTCTACAACCGCTCGTTGACTCCATCCGATATCCACCTTCTCGCCTCCCGCCGCGGCATCGGCCTGACGCCGCTGCCGGATCGTGCGGCGGGACTGCCGAAGAAACTTTTTGTGAACGACGCCGGCACGTGGCGAAACGGGGACGCCTACGTCAACACCGGCTCCGGCTGGCGGCTCGGCGTTCCGTTCGTGAACGACGCCGGAACGTGGCGCTGACGCACCCCCTCCGCCCGCCCGGCCCCTCCCGGCACGATTGCCAGCCGAGGAGGACGATATGCAAGAACACCTACACGCCCTAGCAATCCACGCTTTTTACTGCGGCGAGATTGAAACCGGACGACGAGCAAGCGACCGGCTTCTCAACATGCCGCTGCCGGACGACCTCGAGCGGCAGGCTCGGGCCAACCGCACGTGGTACACGCCGCTCCTGGCCGAACTGGCCTATCACACGTGGCGGCGGATCGAAGTCGAGCCGGCGCACACGGGCTGGACGACGTTCAACCCCACCGTCATCGCCGACGGCACCGGCCTCCTGGCGATCGTGCGGTCGAGCAACTATCGGATCGACGCGGCCGGGCGGTACGTGATCCCGCCGGAAGACGACGGGGCGATCCGCACCGAGAACATCCTCTGCCGGATCGACAAGGACGGGAACGCCTACGACGCGAAGGTCATCGTCCCGCCGGCCTACGAGCCGAACGGCTACCCGGTCCACGGCCTCGAAGACTGCCGGCTGCGTCGCACGCCCCGCGGCGTCAGCGTCTCGGCGACGGTCCGCGACGCGGCCCCGTGGACGGGGCAGTGCCGGATCGGCGTTGCCGACCTCGACGTGGGCGAGGCCCGGCTGCACGGGCTCCGGGTGCTTGAGTGGGAAGGGCTCGGCGTCCACGAGAAGAACTGGATGCCGCTGCACGGCCAGGACGGCTGGCTGTACGCCACCAACCACGGCGGGCAGACGGTCACCGTGGCGGCCGACGCTGACATGCCCGGCGTCTACGAGGTGGCCGGCCGGGGCGCGGCTCCGCACCTGGCCAAAGGATTCCGGGGCGGCGGGCAGCTTGTGCCGGTCCGCGGCGGCTGGCTGGCGATCGTCCACGAGGTGGCACACATCGAAGACGGCCGGCGAGCTTACGAGCATCGGTTTGTCTGGTTCGACTCGGGATTCACGCTTCGCCGGTGGTCGCCGCTGTTCTCGTTCAAGGGCACCAAGTCGATCGAGTTCGCCGCCGGGCTGGCGGGGCTCGACGGGCAGATCGTCGTGTCGTTCGGCGTCAACGACGCGGAAGCGTGGACGACTTCAATCGCAGAGGAGGACGTATGCGAACTGCTCGCGCCTGTCTCGTGACAGGGTACGTTCGGCTCGACAGCGAGCATCGCGGCCACGAGCGGTACACCGATCTTGGCCAGCAGCTCGTTGATGTCGGGCTGCCGACGGTCGCGTTCCTCGATCCGTCGGCCGTGATGCGGTCCCGGCCCGGCCTGCTGCGGCTGCATGCGTCGCTCGAGCGCTGCTGGTACTGGCAGGCGTCCGACGGGGCCGGGCTGCCGGACGGCACGGTGGGCAAGGACACGCGGTCGTTCCTGAGCGTTCAGCACCAGAAGACGGCGTGGCTCGCCGACGCTGCCAGCTACTCCGACGCCGAAGTGCTGCTTTGGATCGATTTTGGAATCTTCCACGTGCCGGGCATCACCGCCGACGGCATCCGACGCCTGGCGGAGCGTGCCGGCGAGCGATGCCGCGATCGGGTCGGCATGGCGTCGATCTGGGGGCCGCCGTTCGTGCCGGTGCCGCCGGACCGCGTGGCGTGGCACTGTGCCGGCGGGGTGCTCGCCGTGCCGCGCAACATGGCGTCGTGGCTCGACATGGCGGTACGGATCGAGGCGCAGCGGCAGATAGAGGCCGGGCAGGCTACGTGGGAAGTCAACACGTGGGCAAACGTCTGGCGGCTGCACCCGGATTGGTTTGACCACTGGCACTGCGACCACAACGGCACCCTCCTGGCGGGCTACCAATGAATGACTACGTCGTCGTGATCCCGACACGGAACCGCTACCGGCTGTGCCTGCGGGCGATCCGGTCGGCGCTGACGCAGACCGCCCCGCCGGCGGAAGTCTTCGTCGTTGACGACGCCTCCGACGATCCCCGCTATCAGTGGCTCGAGGAGATCGTCGGCAGCCCGCGGCTCACGGTCCTGCGGCGATCCGTCTCGAGCCGCGAGGAAACCGGGGCGGGGTTCGCCGTCGGGACCGTCCGGAACGACGCGATTCGGCACGTGCTCAAGATTGGGTTCAGCGGCTGGGTGGCGTTCCTCGACGACGACGACGAATGGATCGGCACCAAGTCGGCGGTCCAGTTTGACGCGGTCGGGTCGAACGGCCGTTACGGGGTGCTCTGCTCCAACGCCTTCAACCGCGACCCGGCCGGCGTGGTCAGCGGCTACCACCACGGGACGCAAGGCGTCCACATCACCGACACCACCCGCGACGTTACCGCGATCTGCCGGGCAACCAATCCCGTCATCAACTCGACGGCGATGATCCACAGCAAGATCGTCGAGCGGCTCGGCGATCAGCAGCCGTCCGGCTTCGGGGAAGACTGGGACTACTGGCAACGGGCTTCCAGGCTCACCGGGATCATGCGTGTGGAAGAGCCGCTCGCGTGGTACACGGTCGGCAACCAGAAGGAATACACGCTATGAGGATCGGCGTTTACGCTCTCGCCAAGAACGAAGCCAAGCACGCGGCAGCGTGGGCCGCGGCGACTGCCGATGCCGATGTCCGCGTGGTGACCGACACCGGCTCGACTGACGGCACCGTCGAGCTGCTCCAGGCGGCCGGCGTGACGGTGGCCCGGTCCTACGTCGTCCCGTGGCGCTGGGATGTCGCCTGGACGCAGGCGCTCTGCAACCTGCCGCCCGATGTCGATGTCGCGTTCCGGGTCGATCTCGACGAGCGGCCCCAGCCGGGCTGGCGGGCGGCGATCGAGGCGGCGTGGAACGGCACGGCGAATAACCTCGTCTACGACTACTGGTGGAGCATGGACGACGCCGGCCGTCCGCTCCTGCGGTTCCATTGCGATCGGGTGCATGCCCGGTCTGGCTTCGTCTGGCGGCAGGCGACGCACGAGGGGCTCGTCTGTTGGTCGGGCGAGAAGGTGCAGCGGAAGTGCGACGGCCTGGTGGTCGAGCACCACCGCGACAAAGGCAAGGCCCACAAGACGGACCTCGATCTGCTCCGGGTGGCCGTTCAGGAGTCGCCGGCCGACGCACGGGCTCGGTGGTACTACGCTCGGGAGCTTGATTACGCCGGCATCCCGACGGCGGCGGGCGAGTTCGCGGCCTTCCTGAAGATGCCCGGCGGATCGCCGACGGAGCGTGCCTACGCTCTTCGCCGGCTGGCGTCGATCACCGGCGACGGCGCTTACCTCGAGCGGGCCGCGCGGGAATCGCCCGGCGAGCCGGACGGGTGGGAACGGCTGGCGCTTGCCGCTCACCACGGCGAGGACTGGCCGCGGTCGCTTGAGTTCGCAGAGCGGGCGATTGCCTCGCCGGTCAGCACTCACGCTACAGACCCGCTGGCGAAGGCCAGGGCGGCAGAGCTGGCG